GAAAACCCATCAAGAATATATTTTTCTAAATTGTTTGAAGTTTTTAGAAAATGTTCTTTTTCTTTACCTCCACAAAATTCATAGAAATTTTCTAAGTCATCATCAAGAAATAAAATTGGAGTTCCTAATGGATAATATTCTTGTATAAAAATAGTCTGTTGCCAACCACCAAGTTTCCCTACAATGATAGAATTTACTCTATTCCCTATAGCTTTTTCATAAAGTAACTTTTCTTCTTCATCAGCAACAAAAACATTAATCTTTTCTTTAAGGATATTGTTATTTTCTAAAACTTTTAAAGTCATATTTCCTATTAAATGACTTCTTTTATAAGAACGTATCGCAATTTTGTAATCCATGTTAATCCTAAAAATTTCTTCAAGATTATTTATGAGAACTTTTCTAAGAACTCATATAATTCTGTCATGAATATATCATGTATTACTTTTTGATTTATTTGTATAACATTTAAAGCATCATAACGATTAGAAATTCCACCATACTCCCTAAACTCTATAACATTTTTATGATGGTCGTCCATAAGAAATGCGCTAGGATGCGCAAGATATTTCTTTTCGTGACAATCATTTACAGAAAGATAGACAACATCAGAAAATCCATGTTTATCTAGCCATTCTTTTTTCTGAGAATGGATTCTTGTAGAATGATGATGTCCTCCTAATGAAGTTAGTGTAAGAACAATAATTCCTCTACTTTGAAGATGTTCTTTTAGTTTTATCATATCATCAATGAAGGGAGATGGAGGTAGATTTTTAAATAATTCTGTATCTATATGATTTGTGGCAACTCTAATCCATTCTTTATATTTCTCACGATTTTCTTCCTTATATTCATATGGGTAATGTTGGGAAACATATCTCGGAAAATCAGAAAGAACTCCATCTACGTCGAAAAAGAAATGTGTTATTTTATTTTTCATTATTTTGTTCCTCAAAATATCCTATTAATTTTTCCCAATCACATTCTAAATCATAGCTAATGTGTTCGTTTTCCCAACCTCTATCACTTTCATAGTAATTTGTTACTCTAAGATTAGTGCATTTATAAACTCCAGCTGTGATATTTTCTGGAATAATAAGTCCGCAATCAGTAACTAGATATTGACTTTCTAATAAATCCGCATCCCAACCTCTTTTAGATAGAAGATATGCTTCGTCATCACTTTCAGGAATAGCTACAATAAATTCTACATCTATTTTAGATTCTTCATATTCTGTAGTTTCATTTTCTATAAATGAAACATCTAATAAATCATCGCCCATAATTATTCCTTATCACACTAACATTCTATAATTGAAAGTTTTTTCTTCAATATAGTAGAACGTTTATTATGATTCTGATATTTTAAAATATACTGTTCCATTGCATTTCTGGCTTTTTCTTTACAATCAAAACTTGTGGCTTTAGCTTTTAACGGAACAGATTCTATTTTATTCACGTCAATATATCTTACAGTTTCATATTCGGAAAATTTTATGAAGTATTCTTTTGATGCAATGTTTAATTCTTGATTATTTTTCATTATAAACTCCTTTGATATAATAATTATAGTGTAACATTCTGAGATAAAATTGTAAAGCGCATATTAAAATAATAAATTCCTTTTTCTAACTAATTCAGGATGATATTCCAAAAGCCATGCACTAGCATTTTCAGGATATTCCCTTTCAAGATACTCTTTCCATTCTTGACTTTCAAACATATTCGGAGATACTCCATTCCATCGCTTAATCCATAGTGGATGTTTCTGATTTAATCTTCTAGATTCTACAAAATTCATTCTAGCACGTTCATAATCATAGCTTCCAAGATTCTTCATAGTTTCTCTAAAATAACACACGATAGATATTCTTTCCATATCTTCAACAGATTTTCCTTTTTCTGGAATTATTTCAGTATTGCCATGTATTCCATCATGATTATTGATAAGGAGCAAATCTCCAGGACGAATATCTATAGCGATACGATATTCTGGAAGCACTAGATAACCACCTTCCCAAGTTTTTTCTTTTGCTAGAACAGATAGATTAGAAAACCCTTCATGTAAATCACCTGCATCTCTATGAGATGCAGTTCTAAAGTTTTTATTAACAGTCATTGTCGTAAAAACTGTATCTTCACCAATTATAAATTTTTTATCAATGTTAGAAGCATGTTTCTTTTGTTTAGAATATCGTTCAGGAAGGAATTCACCAAAGTATCTATCTAATCTTCTTAAAAAATCATAGCACCCTTCAAATTTTTCGGGATTCCTATCATTATAAGCGCAAGGTCTCCCATAGGGGAATCTAGGATATCTATCCATAAATCCTACGACATTACTTTGAACACCATTCGCATAGGAAGTTTTAGAAACACACTTTTCAAGATATTGTTTTGCTTTTTTAGATGCTTCTACATTTGATAATTGTTTAAGTTTTTGTAACATTTCCGGGAATATATTCTCATAGTCTATTCCTTCTTTAGCAATAACCTCTCTAACCCAAACATACCCACGTTCTTTTTGGCTTTCGTCATAGTCTGGAACAGATTTTGCTATAACGTCAATATCCTTTTCAATACCACCTTTAGCAATCAATTCTAAAACTTCTTTTTGATATTGTGTAACCCAATATCTTCCTAGTCTAGTCGCTCCACGAGGTCCTGCTGCTATTCCTCTATTATCAGCAAATTGACAAGCTGCATCGTAAATAGCGTCATAACATTTTTCTTGTTCTGCTTTAGGAAAAGCATTTTTACGAAACTTGATGATAATGTTTTTTTCTGAACGAACTGCACCTAATTCACCAGATAAGTCATAGACATCGCAATCATAGTTTATGACTTCATCGTAGTGAGATGAATCTAAGAATTTTCCGAGAAGATTCTCACAATTTTTCTTGCTTGTTTTTTCAATAATCTTAATCATTTTAACTCTTTCCTAGTTAGTTTTAACAAATGGGAACATCATAGAACTAAAAAAGTTCTTATAGAAATCAACTGCATTGTTACTAACTGTATTTAGAAAATTTAAATCAGGAGTTTGAAAAAATATTGGTGAGTAAATTATAAACATTCTGTATCCTTAAGTTAATTTTTAATATATATTTTTGCGTGTGCTGGTGTCATGGCTTTATATATACATGCTTTTTCTTTTAAATCCATAGCATCTGCTTTATCAAAGCATTTCCATCTATTTTCGTATGTATATTCTTTACTAATAATTTTTTTTAATTTAGTATCAACAATAACATATGAATCTTTTTTATTATTCATATCTTTAATAATTCCTTTTAACTATAAAACAATAAGTTATTATATAATCTTTTTTCTGCTTTGTCAAAGTATTTTTTATCTAATTCAATACCAATAAAATTTCTATTCAAATTTTTACATGCTTCACCAGTGCTACCAGAACCCATTGTGAAGTCTAAAACTGTATCGCCTTCATTTGTATATGTTTTGATAAAATATTCTAATAACCCTACTGGTTTTTCGGTAGGGTGTAATTTTCCTTTTCTATTCGGGACTGTATTAAATAGAAGAATGTTTCCTGGATTTACAAAAGATGGATCGTAGAATTTCTTAACCTTATTCATTTTAACGTGATTGCTATCTCCACAATAGTGTTCGTATTTGTAACAATCTTTACCCTTTCCTTCTCGTGCAATCATTTGTTTATTAAAGACATAGGGTTTTTTTCTATAGAATATTAGAATATACTCATGATACTTCATTGGAGCATATGATTGGGAAGCCATTCCTGTAGGAACATTCTTCATCCATATCCATTCGTATCTATAGTTAGCTCTATTAGAAACTATTAAATCTGTCATAAATGGCTGTGTTGCAAAAAGAGCAATAGCACCATCTTCACGAACTATTCTATTAAGCGATTCCCAAAGTTTTTCAAAATTTAAAACATTATCCCATTCTAGTGAGGTCACACCAAATGGAGGGTCGCATAGAACAAAATCTACAGAACTATCAGGAATTTCTGGAAATATATTAAAGCAATCATCATTGTAAATTTTCATATTTAAATATTTTATCCTTAATATATTTCCTAATTTTATATTTAAAAGAACTTATTATCACCTTTTCTTTTTCTTCAATATAGTCTTGATAATCACCATACTTTCCTGGATAAATTCCTTGCTTGGATAAATAACTTCCTATTGATTGTGTGGAGTTAACAGAAACATTTCTTAATCTATTAAGCTCTTTTTCTGTTACTGGTAAAAAATAATATTTTAAACCTTTAATTATCATAGAATCTCTCTTAGTTTATCTGAAGAAATAACATCTTCGAGTAAGAATCTACCACAAGGGTCATACATAAAACTTCCTAATGATTGTGCAAGAGATGCTCTTAATAAGTCATTAACAAGACTATCAAAATATGCTCCATCGTTAGAAATCAATGAATTGATTTGATTTACTTGAGAATTAATATCGCCTGTAATTTGTGCTGGAAGAAGATCTCCAGCTTTTATTAATGCTAGGATAGTATTGTAATATGATATTAACTCATTATATAGATCTGGGCCAAGAAACAAACTTCCAAATGCAGTAAGAAGTTTTCCGCATGGATTTCCTATTTGATTATTCAACTGTTGTTCTAATGCTAGTGAAGAAACTCCTACAGACATGATGCTTCTAAGATTAGGGACATTAGATGCTGTGCTATCAGTAACACCAGATAATCTATTAGTGTGTAGTGCAAAGTTATTATTAGCAGGGATTAAATTAGTGTTAATATTAGTTTTAAAAGCTGTAAAATCAGTTAAAATAAATCCCGGAGGAGTAGGATCTACAAATGTTTCCCATCTTGTAAATTGTGTTAATATACTTGTCAAACCACCAGTGAATAAATTTATAGATGGAGCAACTGGATTAACAAATGCTTGTTGTGTATTGATTAATCCGTAGATATCCTTAGTTTTTTGGTCAAAAAAGAATTGTCTATCAAATTCATCAGAAGATACGGGATTAGGTATTACCATTTACACTCTCAAATTTCTGTTTAAGTTCTAAATATTTTTGATATTGCTTTTCTTCTTTTTGCTTTTGCTTTTTAATTTTTTGTTCTTCATAAAATTTTAATCTATCAGTTCGCTTCAAATATTCTTCATCTGTTTCTATTCTGTATATAATTTATATCGTGCATAATTATTTCTCTCCATACATTTCGAAATTAATCCGCAAAAACTGTTAAATTGCCTGTTAGTATTGTTGAACCACAATCTATATAATCACCAACTCTACATAGTGATAAATCATTAACAAAAACTGTCGGAGAACCAGTTATAGAAGTTCCGCCATGACAACCTTCGTCTGGTTTGCAATGAACCTCCCAAAAATCTCCTATTCTAACAGCTCCAGAGTTTTCTATAAAAACATCTGTGCTTCCAGAAACAACATTCCTAGGAGGCCATCCATTATGTCCTGAGCATATACTTGTTAAATTAGATACTTGCATAGTTATATTTAATCAACAATTTTTTCAATGTTATAAGACTTTATAAATTCAACTCGTTTATTTTCTGTTTCTATTAATTTAGTGCGAAGTTCTTTTGCTTGTTCTAAAGTCATCAAGCATTTATTTATCCTTTCATTTTTTTCTGTAAAATTATCAGGAAACGAACACATATTAAATTCCCCTTCTTTAGAAAATGTAAAGTATTCACCTATAGAATTATAAGCATTTGAAATAATAGCATATTCCCCGCTATTATACTTTATAATGTCATAAGTTTCTAGTTTTTTAACTATATTATCAGATGGCGATTTAATAAACATTAAAGGAATTAATGAAATTGTTATTAACGATGATATATAAACTTTATTATTTTTTGATAATTTTTTAACTATGGGTAAGATTTTTTTATCTCTAAGTTTCATGTTAATTAACTCTTATAAATTAATATTAATAATGGAATAGTAAAAATAATTAAATATCGTATAAGTATTTCTTTAAAACTGATTTTTCATTTAGCTAGTTTTTTCAATTCTTTTATAGCAACTGTTTTAGAAATTAAATCAGAAATCGCAACTATGAAATGACCTTGAATACTATATACAATCCCAGAAGAGTAATTACTTCCATTATAACAAGCTATTGTATGGTTGTTCTTTACAGCAAAAGTAATTCCATCTGTAGAATATACTCCATTTTTCTTTAACTTTGCTTTATCTCTTATTTTCTGTAAAATTGTTTGTGTAATATTGATTCCCATAGTATATCCTTTCTTTATTATTAAACAAATATTGTTGAAATAAAATTTTGATGCTTTGACATTTAATTAGAACTCAATATATCCTTAAAAGTCCCTGTCGTATAATATTATTCGTTTTTTTCTAAAATTGCTATTGCTTGACATAGATATTTGAACGATTCGCCTTGATAGAATACAGTATCTATAAACGGACCTCCTATACAAACATATCCTTTTTCTAAATGCTGATTGACTATTTCTACAGTCAAATTTCTATCAATACATTTGATTATCGTATAATCTTTCATTTTATTTACCTAATAACACAATATAACATCAATTTAATCACTTGTCAATGATTATTTTTCATTTAAAAGCCATTTGTTAGAAATCACTTTAAACGATTTTGATGGATCTGTCAAACTCTTAAATACAATTCCTTCTCTTTCTGAATTATCAATTTGAGATTTACCTTCCGAGAGTTTAAGCAAGTCATCTAATTTCTCAACTTTATCTGTAGCAATATTTAAAACTGGGATATGGAACAAGCCCACCTGCCTACAAAATTTAATTCTCGCTTCATTATTATAGTATTCTTGTCTGTCAATATCCCAAATGTCATAGACAGCAATTACTGGTTTAGATTTCCCATAAGTTTGACTTTGGATACCTGTCCCAAATAATTCACCTTGTATTGCAATATTGAATTTCCTAAACTTTAGAGCTTCAATTAAGAAACATCTTTCTGCTGCTTCCCATAGCGAATCTTTGCTATATTCATACTTGTTAGTATCTTTAAATTTAGAAAGAACAATATCAATCAACTTTTGAAAGTTATTTAATTTTTTAGGAATACGTTTCTTAATTGTTTCTTTAAGTTCTAGGTTTCGTGAACATACACCAACTTGACCATCTTTATAGAAAACTGTTATAGATTGCCCATGGATTTTTTCTGTAATTTCCCAAGTATCTTGTTTTATATACTCAATAACATTTGGAATATTCTGGACTCTTTCCTGTTCTGTCTTAGGAATAAAAGTTGGGAAATTTCCCTTAGCATTACCTTGTAACTTTTCAAAAGGAGGTTCCCACTTTTGGACCCCAAATAGTTCTGAAACATCATCACCGATTCCAAGAGTAATTTTATCTTTTTTAGGAATAACATCTATAGGAAGTAGAAGACCTTGGGAAATTTGTCCTTTCAATTTAACAGTTTTTAATCGTTGACCTTCTACGCCATTATAAACTTTTGGAACATGTCCTTCTTTTGTTAGAAAGGGTGCTATTGAGTGTGGGATCCAGGAATCAATTTCCGCATAAATTGTCAAATCTCCTACTTGATATTCACCTTTTTTCACGACAACTTTCCAACCATCTACAGTAGCGACTTCAATAAAATCTGCTCCTGGAATTGGTGTCAAATCACTAATTTTTCTTACTGTTGCTAATTTTCTCATTTACTTTTTCCTTATAACTGTTGTCATTATATTTGTTTCTAAATCTACAATCATAATTAAATTATTAATTCTATAAGCTAATGATGTTTCTGGTTCTTCTTTAGACATAATATAAACTCCTAAAATTTATAAAGTGCTTTACCTATCGCTTTATATAATCAATATAACACTAATCATTTTGTTTGTCAAGCATTTTTATTTGATTTTTCTTTCCACATTTTAGTCCATGAATTTTCTTCAAGAATACTTTCATCTAAATCCCAAGCATTATCGTTTTTCATTTGTTCTAATCTTCTAGAAATAGGCATTTCTTTTCTTCTAAGAATACACCATTTTGTAGATCCCCATATTGGATCCTTTACTACCATATCAAATAGATTTCTTATTTCATTATGAGGAAGTTCTTCAGAATCTGCGCAGCTATACCTGAAAGTATCATTACACAACACATATATACGATAAAGATTATCATCTTGTGGAGTAACTGGTTTTAAAAACCCTCCAATCATAATATCTTCCCTTGCTATTAGATAAGCTATCGCCATATCATCATCAAAGTATTCTTTTCCATTGTATTTTAACAATACATCATCTGGAGTTATCGTAACTGTTAATTCATCTTCTGGAATTTCTAAGATATTGGTGATATTCTTTGATAGTTCTGATAAATCCCTATAAAAATCACTATCCATATATCTAATATTTCCTATATCAGGATTTTGACAGAACTTTAGACATTCTTTAAGTTGACGATTATATTTTTCTAAAAGAGTTTTCATTATGGCAACCTAACATATTCAATAATAGTTCTTTCTTGTGATTTACATGGAATAATTTCGTTATCCATATCTGTCCCGCTATAAGAACTATAGCTACCCTCAATCATATACAAATTTTCTTCACTATCATCTTTAAATTTAAAAACAATCTGATATCCATCATAGTCATCAGAATCAAAAGTTCTATCTTGGAATACTATTTCTATAACATTTTTAAAAAATTCTTTATGTTCCCATCCGTCACTATTAAGATATTCAAATAAATTTTCTTTATGTTCACTAATAAATGCTAATTGTTGTTCTTTATCCATTCTTCAAATCCTTTAGTAAATTGTTTATTAAACGTAACATATTCTTCAATATTTGTCAATATAAAATCACTAGCCCACCCTTTCGTTAATCTAGTAACAACATCTTTAAGGGCTCTATTGTAGGCAACTATGATATTGAGAGGTTTATCTACTAGGATATATCTTTCTAATGCTTGCACATAAATTTCTTCTCGAAACATATTTATTTGCTGTTCATAAGATAATTTAAAAAACTTTTCTTTATCTATAAGAATTTCTTGTTCATCTTTCAAACATTTCTGATACATAGGAATTTCTTCATGCGCTACAAATTTATGCAGTAAGTCATGAGGATATCTACGATAAACATATTCATTAAAGAATTCATTGCTCTTCATATTTAATGAAAGTTTCTTAGCACCATGCTTTATTTCCCAATCCTTTCTGAGAATTTCAAGAAGTTCTGGAATCAACTTACACCCTTTGCTTTGAAAAAATCTTATATCATGAATTGTCTTATCCCAGTGAATATTATATATCGCATGTGAAAACTTTAGAGTATATAGAATATCAGGTGATGCACACCAAGATTCAGAGTTTTCTAATATCCATTGAAATCCTTTGATGCTGTCAGGACAATGTTTTTCTACAAAATTAGAATTACCAGAATAATTTCTACAAATGATGTCTAAATCATTCCCAACTTTCCTAAAATCTGTATAGTATATTTTAGCAGGAACCGAACCTATAAAGACATAACTTTGCATCAGAATTATTCCTTATAAATCAATACAGATTTATCACCTAATTTAACAAAACATCTTTTATTTTTATCATATGTAATGGAATCGCTATCAGTTATGTTATATATAATGTTAGAAAATAATTGACACTTTTTTACTTGTGATTTATCTATATCACTATCTGGAAAGACGATAATAATTATTGATACAAAAAGAATTATTAAAAGCGTAATATTTTCTTTAACTCTATAACTCATCCTAATTTACCTTTTTCCATGTATTCTCAATTTTAACGAAACATTGTTCTAATTGAGAACTATACTTAACATTTTCTTCATTTTTAATATTATAGATATACTTTGCTTTTTGTTCACAATTTTCTATATTTTCTAAATTTTTAGAACCGTAATATCCTGCTATAATATATCCAAAAGCAATGATTAAAGCAAATATCCATTCCATAATTAAATCCCACTTTCAATTTTTTTCATATCAATAAAATTTTTGATTTGAAAAGTTCTATTATTAATTTGTTTTAATATTTCTTTAAGACATTCAACTTTTTCTTTTTGTGCAGCTATTTTTTCCTTATGTGTAAGTATTTCACTATCACATTCAAAAAACATATCTTTCTCAGACTTCAATAGTTTCAATTCAAAGAAATTCCCTTCGTAATTTTTATATTCACTATCATCACCGAGTTTATTATAAAATTTCCATCTTGTCAATACAATTTCTTTAAGATTCGTATTTAATTTTTCAAGAAGTAGATTCTCACGAATAAAAATATTGTAGTATTTAGAATGAAGTTGCGGAGTCTTAAGAGTTTCAAGCGCAATGTTTGAAGGATCTATAAAGCAATCAGCATCCCAGAGTTTTAAAATATCTTCAAATTTCATAGAATTTCCGATAGTATTACTTCATAGTCTGTTATTTCAAAAACGGTAGACAAAATTGTTTCGTTTGATGCTCCAGCTTCTAGTTCTGGGTTTGTTATAGAAACTGGGAAACATCCCTTGCAAGTAAATTCTGCGACAGGATTATCATTAGTGCTATACATAATTATAGAAATATCTGTATAGGGATCTTTATCAAAGACACCTCTATATGAAATAATACTTTCCATATAGCTAATTATTTTGAACCAGTCTTGAAGGTCTTCTTGTAGTAAAAAATCTATTGTAAGGCTTCCCAAACTTAACTTATCACCAACAAGAGGAACATCTCTATTTGGTGTTGGTTGCTGCGAAGTCCCCATAGAAATCTCTGGAAGAACAACTCGCTTTGCAAAAAATTTGATTTGTGGGAATTTCGCAATTTCTATAGAAAACTTTGAAGGTTTAAAATTGCGTTGTATATTTTTAAATGTCATGTTTTGTAACTCGTAATTGTTAAGTTATATTTAAGTTTGTGTTTAACTATAACAATCACGAGTTACGACATATGTTTTAACAATTAAGGTGATTGTTAATTTGTTACTAAGACCACCCTAGCAACACTTATAGGATAACATAGTATTTTATAAGTGTAAAGCATAAAAATGCAATAAAATTAAAATAAATTATGGGTTTGCTCCTAACCCCTTGATTTACCTACATTTCTAAGTAACTTTTTATCCATTTTACAAATTATAAATTTCACTAAGCTACCCCTATAAGGGTCAGAAAATTTCGGTGCTGTAACCTATTGATTTATAAGGTTTAAAAAGTGACTTTTAAAGAGTTTTTATCTATAATACGCAAGAAATTAAAACTAAATAATCTTATGAGCGACATCACCATAATAAAGACAAATAATTCATTTTTAAAAATTCAATGTGAAGTTGGGATTAAAAATGAAATTTCAGAACACTATAAATTCTGGGTAGAAAGTGCTAGATTTCAAAAGTCATTTAAGGAAAAGATTTGGGATGGGTTTATCAGACTCTATCACAAACCAACTTCGACACTACCTTATGGACTACTTAAAGATTTTCTTGGATGGTGTAAAAATAATAATTATTCTGTTGCGCTATCAGGGTTTGAAAAATCAATTCTAGTAGAAACTTCAGAAATAGATTCGTTTATAAAGCAACTCAATTTACATTCTGATAATAAAAAAATAGAACCCTATGATTTTCAGAACATAGGAATACATCATGCACTACAAAAGAAACGAGCAGTTTTAAAATCTCCTACAGGTAGTGGGAAATCCCTTATGATTTACTGTATAGCACAGTTTATAAAATCAAAGGGAGGAAAAGTTCTTATAGTTGTTCCTACAGTAAATCTTGTAAATCAAATCCATTCCGATTTTAAAGATTATTCTTCAGAAAATTATGATATAGATATAGATAAAACATGTCATAAGATTATGGCAGGAGTTTCTAAAGAAGTTGATGATTATGATATTGTCATCTCGACTTGGCAAAGCCTAATTCGACTCTCAGAAGAGTGGTTCAAAAAATTTGATTGTTTAATAATTGACGAATGTCATACTGCGAAAGCTGGTGAAATTTCTAAGATAGTTGAGAAATGCACCGAAGCATCTTATAAAATTGGAACTAGTGGGACTGCGGGTTCTGGTAAAATTGACAAGATGCAATTAAAAGCACTTTTTGGAGATGAGATAGAACTTACTACAACTAGAAAACAAATGGATATAGGAAACTCTGCAAGTCTTCAAATAAAAGTTTTGCATTTGCTTGAAAAATCTGAAAGTGTTAGAAAGACTATTTGTAATGCTACATATCAACAAGAAAAAGATTACATCAAAAGTTTAGAAAAACGAAAATCACTTATATGCAAGTTAGCACTTAAACAAACCGATACTTGTTTAGTTCTTTTTGATGGTATAGAATATGGGAAAGAACTCTATAATGCTATAAAGAAAATTAGTGACAAACCAATTTTCTATATAGATGGGAGTATTTTTGGAATTGAAAGGGAAAGAATTAGAAAGTTCGCTAATGATAATAAATGTATTCTAGTTTGTTCGTATCAGACATTTTCTACTGGAATAAATATTAAGAATTTGAATATCCTTATTTTTGCAACACCAGTAAAATCAGAAATAAGAACTCTACAATCTATTGGAAGAATAATTCGACTAGGGAATTCTCAATATGTTTATTGCTATGATTTAGTAGATGATTACTCATATAAGAAATCTCAAAACTATTCATTAAAACATTTTTTAGAAAATAGATTAGAATATTACAATAGAGAGAAATTGGATTACTCTGTAGTTAAAATAGAGTATTAAAGAACATAAATAAAATGTGGATTCCCTAAGTATTTAGCGACTTCGCTTATTAGAATAATTAATTTATAAAGTGATGTTTTTACGTTAGTAAAAACATTCAAAAATCAACTTGTTTGATTTTTGATGATTAAAGTATTTTATAACACTTTAAAGATAT